AGCACTGTATGTCCGGCAGGAGCAAGCAATGCGTTACGCAAACCCGCAGACGGCCCACGGGCGGGGATGTTCTGCCAGTTGATGCTGTTGCCGCCTGAGTATCGGCCAGTGGTCTTAGCACCCCAGAAGTTGAGATACACCGGCAGGGGGCCACGCTTTGCAGTGTCCACGAACTTAAGCGCACGGGTTTCTGCAATGGTGGTCTTGACACCAAGGCGTGCGGCTACCAGTGCTTGAACACTAGAGTCTTCATGGTCGAGCAAGTCAGTAAACCCTTTGTCGCTCTTGGCAAACGCATAGGTCTCACGCCCTGTCGCGGGGCTTATCTTTTTAGGTGGAATAACGCCAAGCAACTCGAGTTGTTCTGCAAACTTGTCGTTGGACATCAGAGTCTCTTTGCCAACAACGAGCGAGCGCATTAGGTCTTCCTTGCGTGCAACTTCCTCGTGGTACAGACGATCCATCACATCCACGTCACCTACAAGCTTAGGCTCTGTGAACATACGCACAGTCATATCGATGAGGCGGGCTTCCAGTGGCGGCGTGAACGCATCCATCTTCTCACCGATCGCACGGCACAGCCATGTGTCATGCTTGCAGTAATCTGCGTACGCCTCTAATTCCATGGGATTAAAGTCCGCACGGCGCTTGCCCAATGCTTTAACAACTTCAGTACCCTTGTCAGGGAACCCGAAGAATTTGGTTAAGTTAGCAAGTGAGTGAGAGACTAAGTAGGGGTGGAGCATGCGGGCTTGGGAGAGTGTGTCCATCCATAACCGCGGTCGTATACCTAGTCGTTGTGTCAGCGCGTAGCCATCGAACAAAGTATTGTGGCATCTTACGGCTGAGTTAGCCCAGTCGTAATTGACGTGCATCCACTCAAAAATCTCTGCCTCAGTTCCACTGAACCACACAGGGTCTTCATCGTTGCGTGCGACACAGACGCCAATGAATTCAAATCGTTCATCAGTGATGTACGCATCAGTCTGCATCTTCGACAAACTGAATTGTGCATCGTAGTACGTCTCTATGTCTACAGTAAGTATGTCCATTAGTTCATATCCATGTTATCAAGTTCTCTGTTGTCCAGAGCTAAGTAAGCCACAGTGTAAATCTGTTCTAGCTTCTGACGCAAACGTAGAGCCTCTTCAGATACAACATCGAGTCGATGACGTAGCAGTCGGCCTTCAGCTTGCGAGTCTGCAAGCATCAGCTCAAGTTCGGAGAGGTCACTTGGAATTCGGTACATTTTGGTTTCCTCGGGTTCAGTAATTTGGTTTAGGGCAGTTCTCAGGTACGTCAACGACAACCCAAATAGCTGCTAACGTATTGCGAGGAACTGTTTTCTCCCATCGATCGATGTACACACCAAAGACACTCTCCAATGATTTGTTGACAGAGCGATTGTCTATGCCAGTAAACTTGGCTATGTCGCTTGACTTCAAACCATCGGGATGTCTTTTAAGTAGCTCACGAATAATGTTGTGATTACTTTTCATTTAATCTTCTCTAGTGCCGCTTGTAATCCCGCAAGCCCTCCGACTCGCTGATCACCAATGAATATCTGTGGCATCTGACGTGCGTCAGGGTACTGCGCTACAAAGTTGGCAAAGCGACCACCCAGTTCTATGTCTATCTCAGTGAATGGAATGTTCAGAGATTGCAGTAACAGTTTAGCCGTCACACAGTTAGGGCATCCACTCTTGGTGTACATGGTTATGTTCATGGATTCTTCTCCTGTATGGCACGCTCGAGCGCTCTACCAAAATCTTCCACACCGCCAAACTTTTCTGAGTTGGTATCCCACAAGTGGTAAATCTCTTCTTTGGTTAAGCTAACCCATTCACGCTCGGTCGCCTTCATCTTGTACAGCAGGATAAGTACTGCAACGGTTATCGGTGCGACAAGAAAGTAAAGTAAATCATTCATTTTTTAATCTCCACAATAGGTCTCATTTTTCGTTGACGAAACTCTTCTTTGACAAGTGCAATTGCTTTGTCCATATCTTTTACAGTAATCAAGTCCATCTGCGCGTCATGCAGTTCCATCATTAAGTTCAACGCATTCATCTCAGTTGACCTGAGAATAAACTTGTTGGTTTCTATACCACGCCTACCAACATCACGTAACGCATCAAGCCCTTCGCTAACTACGTTTGCGTACTCGCGACCAAAGCCAAGTCGATAGAGTGCTTCAGTAATATTGGCCGTTGCAATCAGTGTATCAATATCGTTGCGTGTTGCAAGTCCTTTAGTCAATGTCTTCATTGCTAAGTGGTTCTTGATTTTTAAATCAACCAGATAGGTATCGTACTTTGCTATAGGTGTCATCCCTTCTACTACATACCCAAGAGTGTTTGTAAGTATTGCCCTTGGCCGGTATTTGCTACGTTTTCGCATTCTCTACTTCGTGCAACTTGTACATGTAGTGCAATGCTTTGTTTCCATCATCACTGCCGTCTTTACGTCCTGCACGCATCGAGTATTTAATAATATTGCCTTTTAGAAACCCACGGAACTCCTCGGGCGTTAACACCGCGGCCATAACATTCCATGGTTGTACGGGCATATCTTTGTAGTGTGATCCACCAATTTGCAAATCGTCTGCGGTTTCCATCGTCTCAATCATTTTGCTCATCCTTCCTAATTACCTGTTTAAGATTACGTCCAGTTACTCTGTTCGTCCAACACGAGGCACAAATCCATCGTGAGGAATTCATTTGCACGCCGCCCTCTGGCGGTCGTAGTTCCTCACATTTATTACAAAGTTGTAATTTATGTACGGGTTGTTGGCTACCAATAGCCAAGTGATTGTTTACAAAATTACTCTTCATCGCCTTCATCCCATATATCGTCTGGCCACACAAGTATGGGTGTCTCTGGGCCCAAGTAGCCACCTTCGATGTTGAACTCAATATACTCACGTGCTTCTTCGTGCGACATGCCATCGCGCTTCACGAGAATATCCCTGATTTTTTCTGCATCGTAAACAAGTACGTTAACCATTTGTTTGTCTATACGTACATACGCGGGGCCAACAACGGCCTCATCATAGCCCGGGTATTTAATCATTGACTGCTCGCTTTCCTAATTCTTCTAGTGGTTTCCACCCAAAGCGACGCCATACAGATTGCACGTCTGCACCTGCAGTCCATACAAACCTGCGATCGTCTGCAGGTATTTGCGGGTAGCAAACTGATTTAACCGGGATGCCTTTGTGAATGATTGATTCTGGTTGGTTCATGATAGTACCCTTTACACAATTGGTTTAAAACAGATTGATCCAACCACTTCACCGCGATTAACGATGTCGTAGTGTTTGCCAACGCTTTTAGCGCCGTTACGTGCCATGTCACTTAGTACTACAGTTAGTGAACGTCCCAGTGTGGAAACGTACACGACAAGGTTTGTTTCATCGACAGACAACCATTCTCGGTCTTGGTCGATGTTGACACCCAGTTCCTCAAAACCGCGCACGAGTTTTGTCTCGATGCGCGTCAGTCGGTACTGAATGTCTTTTTCTTTGTTGAAGGATGTGTTCATGTTGTTCTCATAATGCTACGGTAACCCGTGTGCCAAAGGGCTCACGTGGATGGGATTGGCCAATGTCGGCCCAGATGACAGGATAGGTTGGCTCCTCGCATTCGTCCAAGTTGCCCTCCATGTCAGTGAAGAAAATCATGCCGCAGTAACGCTCGTCTGATTTGTCGAGGTGCTCGAACACTGGCTGAAAGCGCGTACCGCCACCGCCCTTGGGATGAAGGGCAAGCATGTCGTCACGCTCGAATCGCTCTACGTGTGTCACGTGGTAGTCGCAGTAAATAACTTCTACGAATGATGGTTGCAAGTCGTCAACGATCGCCTGAATCTCAGCAGCAATCTGATTGCATTCCTTGGGGCCCATCGATCCTGATGTATCAAAGCCAATAGCCAAGCCACCGAGTGAGTCAGTGCGAAGCGATGGCAAGTACAAGCCAGAGCCAATGAAGCGACGAGAAGGACGCATGTACGTGTAGTCAGCGGCGGATG